ATAATTTATCATTTATTTCTTCATTACCTTCAAATATTTTATTTACTTCTTTGTATAATGGATAATAAAAACATTCTTTTTCTAATATTTTTATATTACATTTTTCATTATTATTTAAAATATCATTGTATATTTTATATGGCAAATGTACAGATGCTTCGCACCATCCATTTGGATTAAAATGTTTTTCGTATTGTTGTATCCATTTTTTTATAAAAATATTATTTTTTTTAGAAAATAATATTGCATTACATAATAAAGTAGATTTATCTTCACCATAATCTTCTTCTTGAATTCCAATAACAAAATCATAATTTAATAATTCATTATATGGTCTGTATGTAATTGTATCAATATCCATATATACACCTCCGTATTTTAATAACATTTCTAATCTTATTTTATCTGCTTTATGTGCATATTTAATTATTTTTTTATCTCCCCAATACAATTCACTACAATTTATATAATTTAATGAAACTAATTTTTTAACATTATCCCACCATTTACCATATGGCAAATATTGATAATGGAAATATATTTTTAATGGTTTATTGATATTATGATTGGATAAAATAGATAAGTAATATACAAATGGAAATTCTTCAGTTTGTATTTTTAATCCATAAATATAATGAATTATATTTGGTATAGATTCATTTTTTGAATTTATTTGGTTAATATTGTTTATAAATTGTAATTCATTAAATAATTCTTTTAATAAATATTTTTGGTTATTTTCAGTTTTTATTTTTAAAATATTTTTATTAGATATATTTTCATAATTATCATTATTAATTTGTAATAATTTTTTAAACATTTCATTTTCACTATTACATACAAAATTATCATCATTTATTGCATTTAATAATCCACCACTATTTCTTACTATTACTGGTAATCCATATGACATTGCTTCTAAAACAACTGTCGCACCTGCTTCAAACTTTGATGGATGTAATAATATATCATTTGATAAATATATATTTTCAACATATTTTGGTTCAATAATACCATGATATTTTATATTTCTTTCATAAAATGAAATGTCTTTTGATTTATTTATATTTGTTAAGAAAAATGTTTTATAATTATCATCTATTGAACCATAAAAATTAAATATATAATTTTTATATACTTTTGTAAAATTTAATAAAACTTTAATAAAATTAACTGGAATTTTTTCATTATTTATTCTTCCAATAATTGCAATATTTATTGGATGTGAAGTATTAAATGTTATTTTTTTTTTTACTAGAGTATCAATATCTATTCCAATATTATTATATATTTTAATATGATTATTCCAACTAATGTCAGATTTAAATTCATTATATAATTCAATAGAATAATAATAATTAAATTCATTTATATTTTTTAAATGAATTGGAACACCGTGCGTGATTCTAACTATTTTACTTATATCAATTTCATTAAATGCAATTTTACTATGTTTTATATCAAACCAATATAACTGATGATCTATTATTAAATCATAATTTTTCAATTTATTATTTAGTTCTTCATAATCATTATAATATAATATATTATCAATATTAAATAATGTTTTAGTATTATAATTTATATTGACAAAAATAGTTTCATTAAATATTTTTTCTGTTTTATTGTATTTACTAAAATTACATAAATATCTTTCTCCACCTCCTATTTGAAAAAAGTGAACAAAAATATGTGCTAAACTTATTTTATTCATATTATATTTTATGTATAAAAATTATAATTTTTTTTCTTAAAAAATAATATAATGAAATTAGATATTGAAAATTATAAAAATATAGAATTTGTTAGTATAAAAGGAGGATTAACATCAACTGTTTTTGTTGATGTTGATAAAAAATTTTTTGTTAAAAAACCAGTATATCAACTTGATTTTGATGTATTAAAACGCGAAATACATATTTTAACATTATTAAATAAAAATAAAATAGATTGGTGTCCTAAACTTTTATTTTCGAATGATAAATTATTTATAACAAATTATTGTGGTGAAAGAGTGAATGAAAAAAATATACCAAAAGATTATAAAATACAAGCAGAAAAAATATTAAGTGATTTAAAAAAATTTAATATTAAACACAATGATATTAAAAAAGATGAAATATTAGTTAAAAATAATAAGATTTATTTAGTTGATTTTGGATGGGCGTCTATAAATGATAATTTTAACTGTGGTATAAATATAGATAATAGAAAAAAACAATATATTATACATGATGACAAAAATTTAATAAAACATCTAGAAAATATAGGTATTTTGAAAAAATAAATGCGTAATATATAAACTAAATATTTCTTTAATATAGATATGATTTTAATAACGACATATTATCAAACATCAAATAATGATAGAAATAATGAAATAAATAAATGTTTAATACATAATTTTTTAAATAAAAATATTAAAACAATATATTTACTAAATAATAAAATATATGATTTATATTTTATTGAAAAAAATAATAAGATTAAACAAATAATAATATCAAATGATACAAACTATAAATTAAAATATAATGATGCTATACATTTTATAAATGAAAATTTAAAAAATGAAATATGTATATTATCTAACAGTGATATATATTTTGATAATACACTATCCAAAATAAATTATAAAAACATAAATGATTCATTATTTGCATTATTAAGATATGATGAAGATAAAAATGGTAATAAAAATATTTTTAGTAGATATGGATTACCACGTGATGATAGTCAAGATTGTTGGATATTTAAATCTCCATTGAATATTGATTTAGAAAAAATTAATTTTTCATTTGGTACATTAGGATGTGATAATATTTTTGCATCTATTATACATGATTCTAAAATAAAAATATCTAATCCATCACTCGATATTATTTCAATACATGTTCATAATACGGAATTTAGAACATACAATATTGAAAATAGAATATATGGTAAATATGCTTTATTAAAACCATGTTTTATAGGAGAATATCCTGAAATATTACTTATGGATTATTAGTGTAAAAACATTTTAATTATCTTCATTTACTTTATACTTATTTAATATTGAAAATAATATTTTTAAAATATTCATTTTGAATTTTTAGTAAAATGTTTTATGTAGTTTTTACCAAATTCTATTTTTTTTCCTATTTTTATTCCATTTTTATCATATATATTATCTTCATTATCTTCTTTATAAATAATTGTTCCATTATTACTCTTATAAATCCTAAAAATTCCATTATTTTCTACGATATTATTTGTTTTGTGAAATTTTTTATTATTGAATAATATGAAATTTTCTGATTGAATTGTAGAGTCTTTTACTGTATTATAAAATGTAAGTCCATTTATTTCTTCTCCATTTTGATTATGTTCATTACTTGGTAGTTTATACTTTAATTTTGTTTTCAGTTCATTTAACACTTTTGTATGTTTTTTTTTTAAATTATTTTTATTTAATTTAATTTGTGTTGATTTGTTTAATAATTCTGATTGAATTGTAGAGTCTTTTACTGTATTACTTTCTGTATTATAAAATGTAAGTCCATTTATTTCTTTTCCATTTTGATTATGTTCATTACTTTGTATTGGTAGTTCATTCTTAGATAATTTTTCTTTTATTTCATTTAACACATTTTTATATTTTTTTTTTAAATTATTTTTATTTAATTTAATTTGTATTGATTTGTTTAATAATTCTGGTTGAATTGTAGAGTTGTTTACTTTATTATTTTCTATATTATAAAATGTATATTCATTTATTTCTTCTCCTTTTTTTGAATTTATATTTATTTGTCTTAATTTTTTTTCAAGTTCTTTGGATAATTTTTTATTAGTTTTCTGTTTTTCACTTATAATTTTTATTTCTTCTATTTCCTTACTATATTTTTCTTCTAATAATCTTTGATGTTCTTTAATTAATTCTAAGCTTAATTGAATCGGTTTGGAACGAAAGTTTGATTCTATTTTTTCAATTCTATTATTTATACTATGTATGTTATGTGTTGATTTATTATTAATTACATTTTGTGGTTCTATACTATTTAGGTTATGTGTTGATTTATTATTAATTACATTTTGTGGTTCTATACTATTTAGGTTATGTGTTGATTTATTATTAATTACATTTTGTGGTTCTATACTATTTAGGTTATGTGTTGATTTATTATTAATTACATTTTGTTTTTTTCCAATTATTCTTTTCATGTATTTTTTAAAACTATTAATTGTTGTACTTTTTGATTTATTACTATTTTTTTCATTAATTTCTTCTGTTATTCTCGATATATATTTTGGTGTAATATTTGTATTCTTAAAAAAATTATATATAGCGTTTTCAGATATACCGGAATAATATAAATGTGATATAATATCTTTTATTTTTTTAGCTTCTGCAGATTTAGCCTCTATAGCATCTGTAGTTTCTATAGAATCTGTAGCTTTAGCATCTGTAGTTTCTATAGAATCTGTAGCTTTAGCATCTGTAGCTTTAGCATCTGTAGTTTCTATAGAATCTGTAGCTTTAGCATCTGTAGTTTCTAAAGAATCTGTAGTTTCTATAGAATCTGTAGTTTCTATAGAATCTGTATTATTTTTTATACTATTCGTATTTTCCTTCATAAACTTCGGTAAATAGTGACTAACTTTTATTGCATTTCGGTTATTTTCTGTATATGTCATAGATACATTATTTAATCTTGATTTTCTATTACTTACTAATGAAGGATTAAATTTATTTAAATCTATACTACTTATTGGTGTAATAGGTATTTCAGATTTTTTATTTTTAACATTTTTTTTTTCACGAGCATTAGCAAGTTTATTATTTAAAATATCTGTTGCCAATTTACTTCTTATTTTTTTTGTAGTATTTGTTGTTATTTTTTCAAAAGGAATAACTGTATTGAAAATATTATGATTTAGATTTATTAAAAAAACATAATCTACTATTATTCCATCATGGGGTATTATGGTTTTAATATTATTTCTAACTATTATATATATTGCAATATGATATTTATCAGATAAGTATCTTGTAAAAAAATCATTATGTGATGCATTATTTTGCTGTGTTTTTGATTTAATTGATTTTTTAAATTCTTTTATTAATGTATCTTTAAATTTTTGGGGTTCACTCAATGACTTAATTAATTCATCGAATACACTACCTATTGAGATATCATTTTTTTTTATAGTTGTAAAATATATATATAATGAATTGAACAAACATAAATCATCTTCATAAGAATTCACAAAACATAATTTATGAGTTTTATTAAACTCATTAAATATTGATGTAAAATAGTTTTTAGTTATATTGTTTGCTCTAATCATTTTTAAATAATTATTCAATTCATTTGAAACAAAAAACTTTATTTTTGAATTATTTACAGAATTAAGTATAAAATCTATAATTCCTTTTTTTACACAGTTTGGCGCTAGTCCTAAACCAATTGATTCTTTATATGTTTTAAATAAATAAGATGTATTTTCCTTCATAGACTCCGGAAAATGGAGGTTCTTTTCTTTATTAGTAATTGATTTATGAATTGATTCAAACAAAATTCCATATTTTAGTCTTTTTTTTTTATTTTCTGTGTTTAATATTTTTTTTACTTGTTGTTCAAAAGTCATAGATGTAAATTCTTTTGTTTCTTTTTCAGTAAGTTTTTTTCCATTTTTATTTTCCATATATATTATTCTTAGAAAAAAATTATATTAATCAAGTACTATGTATTTTTGTATTTTTCTTTTTACTTTAAGCATAAATACTTTATTTGATATAAATTACATTGTTTTTACTTTTTTTGTATTTTCCTTCGTAAACTCCGGAGTATAGCAATGAACCTTTATTGTATTCCTGTTCTTTTCTATATAAACTTTAATTTTATTACCACTTATTTTGTAATTCTTTAGCATATTTTTCATTATTATATATTTGTTGTAATTCTTTAGCGTATTTTTCATTATTATTTATTTGTTGTGATTCTTTAGCATATTTTTCATTATTATATATTTGTTGTAATTCTTTAGCGTATTTTTCATTATTATTTATTTGTTGTAATTCTTTAGCATATTTTTCATTATTATATTTATTTAATTCTTTTTGTTGTAAATTAATAATTGTATTTTTATTTGTATAATTTTGATTAATATTTTCATATGCAACTTGTAAAGCTGTATTATAATTTTTTTCTATTGTGCTTTGAAGTATTTCCATACGTTTTTCATTATTTTTTAATTCTCTTTTAATTTCGTTTTGTTTTTGTTTTAATAATGTATGATGTTCTTTTAGTGATTCTAAAACACTTATTGTACCTTCCTGTGCTTGTATTTCTATTTCTTTAAGTTTTGTATTTGTATTTGTATTTGTTTTAGAATTTATATTAAATTTACGTAAAACTTCATTTTTAATATTATCATGTAAATTCATTTTTTTTAAATAGTTTATTACTGATTTTTTGTCTTTAAGTTTTATTTGAAGTATTTTTTCATATACTTCAGATGCTTGTAGTGGTATTAATTTTAATTTATTACGGACATTTTTTCTTAATTTCAATGATTTCACATAATTATCTATTGATACACTTTTATTTCTATTTTTAATTTTTTTTATTACTTTTAATACTTCATTATTATCTTCTTTATTTTTTCTATTTGCTTCTTCTAAAATGGAATTAATATTTATTTTATTATTACCGTTATATTTATTAGAAGCTTCACTAAAAGCAGCTCTTTTGTATCTATCACTAAAAAAATATTTTACTTTTATAATATGTTCGGCTAATTCAATTCTCATTTCTTTTGTAAAAGAAATGACTGTATGGTAATGACCACGATTTGGATTTATTAAAAAAACATAATCTTCTATTTGTCCATCTTCAGGTATTATATGTGAAATGTCAATAGAACTATTATCATTATTTCTAACTATTATATATATTACTACATGATATTTGTTTGATATATATCTGGTAAAAAAATCAGTATTGGGTACACTACTTAGCATACTATTTATAATTTCTTTATTTCCCACTTCCATTGCTTCATTTGTTTTTATATATTCATATACTAATTTTTTTCTAAAAATTTCTGGTTCACTTAATGACTTAATTAATGAATCAAATATAGTACCTATTGATACATCATTATTTTTTATAGTTGTAAAAAAAATATATAATGAATTGAAAAAACATAAACCATTACCATTAGAATTAACAAAACATAATTTATGAGTTTTATTAAAATCATCAAATATTAATTTAAAAAAAAAATTAGATTTATTATCTAAATCTATCATATCTAAATAATTTTCTAATCCATCTGAAACAAAATACTTTGCTGTCTTATTATTTTTTCCTGTAAGTTCTCGTATATGATCTATAAATTTCTGCTTTACACATTCTGATGCTAATCCTAAATTGATTGATTCTTCATATGTTTTATATAAATGAGATTTATCATGAATTGATCTATATAAATTACTATATTTTTGTGAATTTTTTACATTTTTTATTTTTGATATCATATGTAGTTGATTTATCTTAGACATAGAACTAAACTTTAATTCTTCTGTAGGAAGTATTTCTTTTTCAAATTTTTTTTCCAAATAATTTTTTAAACTATTATAATTATCATTTTTTTTTATTTCATTATCCTTTAATATTAAAATATCATAATGTCCTGGAATAATAAAGATATTTATTGGTGGAAATATTTGTGTATTATCATAATTTATATATACAGTATTATTTCCTTTCTGATCAAAAAAAAAAGTAACACTAAATTTTGTTTTTAAACATTTATGTTGTAATATTTGAGGTATCAAAAAAAAACCTTGTGCATCAACACCCATTTTTAATATATAGTCGTGTATAAAAGTATTTGTATCTTTAAATTTAATATTTTTATTAAGATACTCATGCATAATTCTTTCTGAAATAATTAAACCTTCAATTTCTGTATCTAGATTATCTAAAATATAATATGCTAATAATATTCTTGTTTTTTTAACAATGCTTAAATCATATTTAAAATATAATTTCATAAAATTTATATAGTCTATACTATTATTAGCATTGGTATAAATATCAATAAGAGTATTAAAAAAAATATTTAAATCTTCATTATTTTTAAATTCTGTTCTATCGTTATATTGATTAAAAATATTATTTAATTCTAATAAATAATATAAAATCTTCTCATTATCATTTGATTGAAATAATATTGAATATAATAAACTATATATAACAGATCTGTAATAACAATTACCATCACCTCTAACTTGTATTATACAAAAATATTTGTCATTTAATAAATCATATATATTTTTGTAAATTATTGATTGATGTTTATTAATTTTTTTTGGATTTAAATCTGAAATTATAATTGGTTTTTGTATTGTTGATGTTTGAGAATATAAAAATATATTATTATTATTTATGTTAAATTCTTTGATATTATTATAAGGTGACTTATGATTATATGATTTTATTTTTTCTATGCGTTTACTATTTTTAGTATTAATTATTTTTTTTATAGTTGAATGTTTATTTGATAAGTTTTGAATTTGATTTGCTTTAAAGAATAAAACTCTTTTTTTTCTATCTTGTCTTTTTTTTTTTTTTTTTTGTTCCATATATATTATTTTTAAGAAAAAAAATTTATATTGATTAAAACTAATATAACTTTTTTTAAAAATTTTTTATTTTCCTTTGTAAACTCCGGAGTATAACCTTAAACTTAAGCTAAAA